ATGTCTTATATTCGATATAATATTACTAAAACTTTTGTAGACTTGTTACCCTTCTCACCCTCCAAAATTACATTTTATAAAGATGAGAAGCTCATCGGCTTTGCTGTACGTGTTACTAAGAACTCTAAATCGTATATTGCTGAGAAAAAATTGCCAGATGGTCGAACATGCCGAGTCACTATAGGTACACATGGTATTTGGACAGTGGCACAAGCAAGAGAAAAAGCTCAAGAATATTTACTCATGATTTCGAAAGGGATAGATCCTAATGCCGAAAAAACAAAATCTAAGAACGCCATAAGAAATCAAATAAATGTAAATACACTTATTCCTACTCTGAGTGATGCTTATGATAACTACAAATCTAAAAAAAATTTAAGTAAAGCAACGCTTGAGGCTTATGACCGCTGTGTAAATGATTATTTTAGTGATTGGAAGAATATAAAAATCACTGAGCTATCTCAAAAAATGGTTATCGACAGACACATGGATCTATCTAAAAGAAGCTTGGCTCAAGCAAATTTATCAATGAAATTTTTGTCCGCTGTCTATAATTTTACAGCTTCGATTTTATTTGATCATAATGATCAAAAAATTATCACCGAAAAAAGCCCTGTAGGTGTTATTTATAAAGAAAAAAAATGGAACAAAATTAAAAGACGTAAAGGCTATATTCGATCAGATCAATTACATGACTGGTCTGAAGGTGTATGTAAAACATATTGGAAAGGCAATCAAGGTACTGATCCAAGAGCTTATACAAACCAAGATTATTTACTCCTTTTAATTCTTACTGGGTTTAGGCGCGAAGAAGGTGAAACACTTGAATGGAAAAATATTGATTTAAAATATGGAACAATCAAAATTACAGATACAAAAAACCATGAGGACTTACTTTTGCCAATGGGCGATATGCTTTGGCATATTATGAAAGAAAGAAAGAGATTATCTGAAAATAATAAATTTGTTTTCCCAGGTATTGGGGTAGATACACATATCACAGATAAACGCAATGCAAGAGAAGAAGTAACCAAAAACACAGGTATTAATTTCACATTTCATGACTTACGGCGTACTTTTGGTACTATAGCAAATAGTTTGGCCATTGGTAGCTATACAATCAAAAAACTTATTAATCACTCATTAGACGATGATGACTTAGATGTAACAGATGGCTATATTCAAGTTACTTTTGATGATCTTAGAAAAGCTATGAATATGATTGAAAACAAGGTCTTATCAGATTTAGCTAAAAAGCTAATTAAAAATAGATTATACATTCAGCCAAAATCAACAAGAAACGCTTTTGCTGATTGGCACAAACACAACGAACAATTGATTATGGAGCATTTGTAAATGATGAAAAAATTTGATGGGAATATTCCTGACTTTCAAGTGTTGACTGATGAACGTCTAACACAAATGATAATCCCTGCCCAGTTTATTCCTGAAAAACCACCAGAGCTTGAGAGTCAAAATGTCGAATATATTTTTGACAGTTCAGATTCGTTTAATCTGACTTTTGATGAATTGGTTGAGATTGTGGCAAAAGCGCGATTAGCTGGACCTAGAATGATTCCTGTCTTAGGAACGATTGGAGATACTCTCACACAAAAAGCTCCACTCCATGAAAGAATTATTGAATTTGTGAAAAACAAAGGTGGTAATGTCTCATTTGTTGAATTCCAAAATGAGTTCCCTGAAATTAAAGGGGATTGGGACTTTATTTTGACTGAATTCAACTTATTGTTATGGCCTAATGTTACGGAAGAATTTATTCAAGCGATAGACTTTCTAATAAAGAGTGAGAAGCTCCAATTTGCCCCATGTGAATCATTGGTTTATATCGGTGATGGCGTTGTTCTCAATTACCCTATTGCTAATGATTTTAAACCATATGCTTCATTAAAGTGGTTCCCAATAGTTTTCAATTTGGTTTAATCAATCCTATAAATGGTCAGTTTACAAGGTGATCATTTATAAAAATGAAAAATAATTAAAAAAACATACATGATACGAAATAAATATGATACATTTTGACAAAACTGCATGAGTTATATAATTATGGATTTAAATGAACTTCGACCACATATTTTGAGCCGAATTGCACATGAATTTGGTAATAATTTTTTGGATAGTTTAGAATTTCAAATAAAAAACAGACTATTAGAGAAAGAGAATTATGTACAGGAAAGCTACTACTCCCCAGAACTTGCACGTCAAGAAAGTGTGAAATATGAGCCTGGTCTATTAATGGATGCACTTTTGGCTAGTGCTGTAGAATCTGGACATAATGCTATCGTTCAGGATACAAAACCTAGAGGACATCAGTTTGTCCAAATGACTACACCTTCATGCCATATCGTAATCATGCGGAAGGATTCTAATAATACCAAAAATGCCAAATTTTACATTGAGCAATCCTTATCAAATACGGGGTTAATCAAGCAACGTCAGAGAGATCTGCTAGCAGAAGTAATTCTAAATGAAGGGGCTAATCTTGATGATTTGCTTTTTATATGCGTAACAGGTTATTGGAATTCAGATGTTGAATTATTAGATCTTGATTTTATCATTCCACACCCTATTGAAAATAGACCCATTCTCACATTTAGTTTAGCAGAACTTAAACAATCTGCATCTGAGCCAATGACTGAAGTGGCGGAAGAAAATATACTTACGATCAAGAAGCGCTTAGATCAGGCTGATGATAGCTCCCGCGCTTCAGGTGAGTAAAAAATTGGAGGTACAGACAATGTTGGGTATAGATAAGTTCGAGCCAAATAGGTTAAAACTTGCCCGTCAAATGTACGATGACTTAAGTAAAACTGCTTTGGCTACAATGATTGATGTTGCACCATCTACTGTTACTAAATGGGAAGATGGTACACATAGCCCTCAACCAGAAGTATTAATCAATATCGCTGATGCTTTTGGCATTCCTGTGCATTGGTTTACTCGTGAGGTTCCTAATTTTGGTAATCCCTTATTTTTAAATCGTGCAAAAAAGCGTGTACTTAAAGCTCCATGTTTTAGATCAAACTCAATGCTAATAAATTTAGCTGAGATACAATCTATTGCTGATGAATGGATTTCTTTCCCTAAGGTTGATTTAATTCCTGCTCTTACTAGAGAAGAATCTTTATCATTAAATGAGGGGGAGATTCAGCTGCTAGCTGAAAATTTGCGTAACCATTGGGGATTAGGAGTTTCTCCAATCCCAAATTTGATGAAGCGTGTTGAGCGTGCAGGTATTGTTGTTACTAGATTTGAAATTGGTTATGAAGAAATGGATGGTACTTCTGCGTGGATAAATGACAGACCTTATATATTTATTGCAGCAGATAAACAAAATTTCTTTAGAGGTCGGTTTGATTTAGCGCATGAGTTAGGGCATATCGTTATGCATAAATACTTAACAGAAGAGGATAAGAAAAATTGGTTTGATAAGCTTGAAGAACAAGCACATTATTTTGCTAATTGCTTTCTATTCCCTACTAGTGCATTCATTGCTGAAACAAGAAGCCGCGTTTCTTTAGAGTCTCTAATGCTATTGAAAAAGCGTTGGGGGATTTCCTTAGCTGCAATGATGTATAAAGCTAAAACTTTAAACATTATTTCTGATGATCAATCTTCTAAGCTTTGGCGAAGTTACCGTTATCGTGGTTACACAAAATCTGAACCTTATGATATTGATACTATTGCAGAAGAGCCAAACCTACTCAAGAATATGATCAAGATGTTACTTGAACAAGGTGGTTTTGATAAAGCCAATATTATTGATAAATTTGGGCTTAAGAAACATTTAGAACTTTTAGCTGGCTTGCCAAAAGGATATTTAGATGATGATTTTGGTCAAATTATTAACATGAAGCCTAATGCTGAAAAAGTTAATAAAATTGATAATCCAAACTCATTATTGAGACCTGCAAAAATCATCCAGTTTTCTCGTAAATAAAATAAGCCCTCAACCGAGGGCTTATTTTATTAAGCTTCCGTAACTTTAGTTGCTGTAACCCCACTCAACTTTGGCAAATCATAACGAAACTCAGCTGGTCTACTTGTCTTGCCGTACCAGCGGAATTCCTGAAAATCTGACTCATTATATAGTGCATAACAAACCATATTTGACTGATTGCCGCCAATACAGACTAATTTACCAGTTTTGCTATCACGACCTGCTACAAAGCAAACATGACCTCCACCGCTACGAGTTTTAATCGCTACGCAACCATAAGCGGGTTTCGATAGTTTTGATCCATAGTTCACATAATCTAATGCGCGGTACCAGTGCTTTGGATATGCAATACCTGCAGTCTTCAGACACCAAGCCACAAAAGTACCACACCAAGGTGTTTCATCTTCTTGCCACCAAGCACCAAGCGATTTTAGCCATTTTAGGATTGTTGGGTTATGAGCAGTTTTGCTTGTGTTTTCTTTTAAGCCTAAATGCTTCTTGGCTTCAATCATCCAAGCTAAATCATTTGTAGTGGATACTGGTGCTGAGATCAGTGTATTGACACCAGTTAAATTTAACTGTGGTTCATGCAACTCAGGCTGTTTTTTCAAACGTGCTAAAATCATAGCAACACCAACAAAAGCGCCGACGTATTCTTTCCAATTTTCAGGAATTGAGTTTTTAACTTCCTGAGGAATCAGATTCCAAATCATTAAAAAGTGCTCAGAGAATAAACTCAAAGCAAAAAAAATGGCGCTTATTGCGCCTACTTGTACTGACTTGAGTTTCCAAGCCTGTTTCCAGTTATCGATTAATTTCATTTGATACTCCACGTGTTTGCTTGACGTTTTAGCCAAGACTCAATAAATGTGCTTCCTAAAATCCCTAATGCCGATGCTATTGCAATCAATGCAAGAGGATTGATGTCAGGAATCTGTAAAACAATTGCGCCGGCGATTGTTGATGTTGCCCCTCCTAAAATCGTTCGACCTATCGCTAAACGCCACGTCAGTTTTTCATCAGAGACAAGCAACTTAGCAAATCCAATACACAGCCCTACTACAAGAATGAGTAGAAAATTTTTCTCATGCTCCTGCATGAATCCCCCTAATTTTTTTGCAATAAAAAAGCACCTTTCGGTGCAATTAATAACAATTGATATTTAGACTTAAAGCGTCATAGCTTGCTGCCAAAGTTGGTCCACTTGTTCTTCGCTAAGTTCAAGCATTTTACACATTGCATTCACTGATTCTGATTGTCGTTGAAATTCTACGGACTCTGTATATTCAATCTGCATACGTTTACGTAATGTTAAGTCTGGAATGTTGTCGATTGTTGATTCAACTTTTTCAAGCAAATCATTTTCGAGTAATGCGAGTTTGAATTGTCGACGAGTCAGGGGTGTAAGTGTCTTTAAAAAGATGTCACGCTTCTCTTCATCTGATAAATATTTTTCAGGGTTTAAATGACGATCAACTTCGCTTTTCGTCATCTTTGTAAACTCTTTGGTGATTAATTCATCTTGTGAACCGTCACTCTCGAATGCAAAAACTTCACCATTTTTTTTGAAATATTTCATTATGTTAGCTCCGACCATTTAGTGAATGTTCCATCAACACGGTAAGTTGTATATGGAGGCACTGTAATCTCACCACCCCTCGATGTGCCCCAGGCTGTAGTATTTGAAAAGGCAAATAGAAACTCACCTCCAACACTTATATTTGCATAAGCATTATTACCCCCAGCCTCTAAATAAATAGCAACTTTGATAGGTACGGATCTGTTGTTGGTATATGTTGTATTGGCTGCACGTTGAGATGTTACATTGCGCCACGTTTGATTAATGCCAAGCCCTTGAACTACTGAAGCCGAAATATTTACGTTTCCGTAATTATCAAAGCTCGCACTTCCTGAGAGTTGACCTGAAAGCGTCACTGAACCTTGTGGATCTAATGAACGCCATTCAGTAAAGTTTTGACCGCCATTCCAAGACTGTCGGACAGCCACAGATCCATTTACATTTTTATTATGTGCGTAATAAGTTTGATGAATCGTCGCTCCAGCTTTACGAACTTCTAAAATTCCATATCCATAGAATCCACTGATATTACTATCTGCAACAAGATAAAAACCATCTTCAAGAGAACTGTTTAAAGTTGAATCATTTGCATTTCCTAGATAGCGCATAGGAGCTGTAATATTAATATCACCTGTTCCATCAAATAGAACATTATTGATATTTCTGGCAATTTGAAGTTTTGAAGCAGAAGGAGCTATTCCTTGTCCGTTCCCTGTACCACCACAATCAACAGATAATGGAACATAGCCCGTAGCTGGATCAAATGCACCCCACTTTTGTTGGTTGATAAATAAATATCTACCTGTACTGTTACTAATTGTTGTTTCAGCGCGTGTTGTAAAAAAGCCGCCTGAGGTTAAAATGGTACCCTTAGAATAAATACCTGAATTGGGGATTTTATCAGCATCAGAATAACTATCAGAAATAAGTAAACCGCCTGTAAGCAATCTTTTGGCTATACCGCCATCTTTAGAAACAAACCAAAAGTCACCATCGTTTCTAAAATTTTGTGCATAGACTGGACCATCTACTTGAATATCACCAGTGAATTTTGTAGTTCCTGTAAATGTCTGATCTTGGGTGAATGCGATTTCTTTCCAAGATGTCCAAGACCCATTATAAAACCGTCTAATGAATGTGCGATTTGTGTTGTATTCAGTAAATGTTTGCTTTGCACCTGCATGACGTTCTACAAAGAGTGAAAAAGCAAATGGTGTTGGTAAATTTAGAATAGTTGCTGCTTCAGCATCTGCATCACACCAATACAGTCCTGGTTCCTGATAATGGTTTAAATCACCGCTGGAGATTTTTGTTGATTTTGACAGTTTACTATCAAACAATGTTTTTCCTTGTGCTGCAGTCAACGCCTCAGTTACAGAAGTACTAGTCAATGTATTGTTTAGTTGTACTGCTCCTTGTACTGTTGTCGAAGCTGAAGGAAACATTCTATTGCCAGCACTTGTAATTCTCCCTTTGTTATCAACTGTAAATACTGGAATTTGTAATGTGTTCGCTCCATAAGTACCAGCACTTGTATTTGCCATTGCTAAAACCATATTGATAGAAACATTAGATGTCCCATCAAAATAAGTCGTACCATTTGCATCACCTGCAATTGTAATATTTCGAGCAGTTTGCAATTTTGTAGCTGAAGCAACATTACTATTGGTATGTGCTATATTTTTCCATGAACCATAATTAGCATTTGTAGGTGCTGAACGTACTGCGATTTCACCAGAAGAATATCCAGTAGCCATTTGTAGTCGCCCTGGTGCATTTTTTTTGTAAGTTGTTTTTGTCTCAATATAAATAAAATCATCTGCAATATTGGGTGCATTTAATAAATTTATATTTTTAGAAACTAAAATACGCGATCCAAGTGGAAAATCATCAAAAGTCTTAAAAGTTTGCTCAGTGAGATGATCTTGATAATAATCAACATCTTTTGCAAATGAATCAAAAAAAGAGTTTCCAACTTCAACCTTTTTTTCGTTTAATTTTTTGCCTTGATTTGCTGATAAGGGTTTTTTTGCATCACTTGAATTTAGATCATCAATTGCGTCTACAGTCGGTTGAGGATTTAGCTTACTATAAATTTCATACCATTCTGACCACTCTTGATAATAAGATCGAATATATTGTTTCGTACCACCACCATTGTAAGTCGTTAGCCTTTGAACGACGCCTGCGGTAATATCCACTTGTAGAGTGAAAGATAACCATGTTGGACTGTTTTTAATAGTTGCAGCATAAACATCTAGATCGACAAAGAAGCTTCCTTGAGTTTTATAATTATTTAAATCAGCATTTACAGGGATATTAATTGCTTTATTGAGTTTATTATCCTCTAAATATTTTCCTTGTTTTGCCGAGAGTGGTTTTTTTGAATCATCTGTCGTTAAGTTATCAACAATCTCATTATGACGAATGTAATCTTCATCAATGATTTGATTTACAGTTAAAGCTAGCTTGTTAAACAAATAGTTAAACCACTGGCGTGCAGGTTTAAGGTTTACAGGAAAACCATCTTCTTGATTTAAACCATCAGTATTTTTTTGCCCATTTTTGGCAAATTCAGGTAGTTTATTTACTGCCATTTTTACATGCTCTCAATAATAAGTGATACACCCGCAGGCAATGGGAAAAAGAGTAGAACGAGAATTTTGTCGCTATAGGATTCTCGCGTTAAAAATTTAAAAGTGACTGACATATCTTTGTTATCAATGACTTTGAAATGCTCATGATTTAGAACAAGTTTTAAAATTGCTTTTGTCTGGTCTATATTTCCAGTACTGATATTTTTGAGAATCTTTGCCTTAATTAAATTTCTTAAAAATTGCCCTTTCGGGATTAATCCACCCGTTCCAGATTGACCAGATTCCCTAAAATAACCGCCAATACTTGGATCATCTGTCTCACCAAACGTCAGCGCATTTTCTTGATCAATAAAGCCGAAATATTCAAGCTGTGCTGCACCAGGAATAATTAGCGGCGTTCCAGTCCAACGCGCTAAAGTTTCTAGATAAGGATCTGTCGCGGTGTCAACATCATAGTGGCTGTGTAAATTATTCAAAAAATTAAAGCAGTCAACTAACGGGGAATTGACTGCTTCAATCATTGCAATATATTTAGGCTTTAAACGATGTTGACTAGTAATTAGTTTTCTATAATCACCAATCTTTTTATCATCCACTTGTCACCTCGATTTGAATTAACGATGGATCACAAAAGGCTACGCAACCAAATGGCAAAATATAGTCATTCATATATTCAACGTTGTTGGCCACAATAATGATTGAAGAAACCTCATAGGTTTGGCTTTGTTCTGCACCATAGAGATTGGCAGCACCAATTAATTTATTTTGCGTAATCTTGTCACCAATATCTAAAGCATTGACATACTCAGCGAGCAACTTACGAATAGAGTCTGCTGTATCTGCGCTATAAGATTCATTTGTTGTGATTTGAAGCTTGAAATTGATGTTGACTACATCTGGACGATATAGCTTGATCGTTTCTGCATCACCGTAGACATTGACTACTGTAACGCTTGTATTTCCGTATAGAGCGCAACCCATAGACTTGTATTTATGAATTAAATTACCAATCGCCTGAGAGTCACCCCCGTAAGCAATCACACAAAGCGATTTAGGCGGTAATCCGTTTGCATCTGCGACAGTTTGCTTATTTTCAAAATACTTACATCGAGTGACATTCGGCAAATCAAGAATAGCTCCCCGCAATCCTTCAGGCATTGATTGAGAGGGAATAGCCACTGATAAAGCTTGGCGTTGTCTCAGTCTTGCATTGGTTTCAGCATCTTGACCTATAGATGACGAGTTCTGATTATTTACGCTTTGCCAACCACGTGTAGGGTTCAAGATTGTTTTTATTGTATTTGCAGATGCTAAAACTGCCCCTGCATTTTCAGCTATTGCAGAAACAATGATAGAGCCTGACTGCGGTATAGTGATGTTCGCAGGTAATATCCACTTATTGTTATTGGTGTCGCCAACAATTCCTGCTTTAATTAGTGTTCCTGATACTCCTGATATTGTCACATCAACAGTAGAGAATGTCGCTAAAGCACGTGTGATGCCATTAATTTTAACATTGCGTGTTAAGGCTTCTGTGTCCGCAGTTTTCGGGCTAAATGAGTTATAAGTTTTAACACAGACCGCATTAACATCGTTAAGGGCTAAAGATAGTACCCCCAAAAACTGACCGTCTAAACTGTCATTTTCAAGATATACATCATTGCCATAAATATTCCTGTACTGCTGTTTGAAATACGCAAGGATCTGATCATAAGTTGGTGCACTTATTCCACTTTCATTAATGACAGGTGCTATTGTAGTTAGTGCCATTAGTCGTAAGCCCCCGATACTGTTGTTTGGCCATAAATAGTATTCACGGTCATGGATACCGTTAATCGTCTTGTTTCACGGTCTAATGAGCTTTGAAACGTCTCAATTGAAGTTACCCCATAAGTTTCTAAAACTCGTTGGCGTAAAGTCAATTCATAAAGATTCTTAGACTGTTTTCCTAAAATGGCTTGTGACCAACCTGTGCCATCTGATGTATCGGCAAACCACTCACCTACCCATAACTTGAGCCGTGTTTCTATTGCTTGGGCGATAGCTTCAGCACGATCAATATGAAAATCATTTAGTCCTGATCCAAAGCTGTAATCACCTTGTTCATCTTGTTTTCTATAGCGCATAAAAAAAGACGCTTTCGCGCCCTCCTATTTTCTATTTTGGTCCAGCTGATTCATCACCACCCGACTTGACTCCACCATGTTTGTGGCTAAATAAACTGATCACTTTAGCAATAACATCAGAAAGCGATTTGATAATACCCGTCACTGTCAAAGTTTCATTCATCTCCACATCACAATGAAAAACCGCTTTTGAGCCCAGAAAATGAATTTCTCCACCTGGTGTGATTTGAATCTTGCAAGTGTTCGCATCATTACGAATCTCAAGATTATCTGTAGAAATATCGCTGATTTTTTTTGTTTGTGATTGAGGTCTAAAAAAAGCAAATCCATCTGATAAATCATGCTTTCGCATATCAAAAGGATTTTGAATACCCCCTGACTGCCACCACAAATCAATATTTCGATCTGCAAATGAGACTAAACATTCATCACCTTTCTTAATGGGATGTGTGATCGTAAAGCCACCTGCGCACGGAAACATTACCGGTACATCTTCAATCACCGGCATTTCAACTGTTTCAATCTCACCCGTTCTTGTCATTACTGGTATTTTAATCAAAGGCTGTACATTAACTGTGACCGCTTCTGAATCGTAACTATCAATTTCACATGGTAAGGCTGTCCAGAAGTTTGCCAATTCGGCTCTTATCGCATCTCGTACAATGGATAATTGATCTGGTGCAAGCTCATTAAAACTTAATGCCATTAAGTAGCCCCTTCTGTTTGAGTTGGTCTCCAATTTTCATCTACAGCATCAATCGTGATGCCAGTTTTTGGCACAACAGAGTCAATACCTATACAGACTAAATCGGTGTACCAATCATTGCCCCTTGTATCGCCATGATGCTCAACGGATCTTATAAGAAAAAGGCCACCTGCATTGGTGGCCGTTCTAGGATCCTTTTGTGGCTGATCAACTTTTTGACTGCCGTATGTAATGTCATAGGCTTCTGTTTGTAAGTTGCTCATATCAACTTGAACACGACCACCCCATTTCATTTTAGGGTTTAACAAGCAAGAAACTTTTAAGCCTTCACTGGTGAGTTGAGGAATACCAACCATGCCAGTTCTAGGCGTAAGAATTTGCACTGGTACGGGAATATACCCTTTAATTGGTACTACATTGAGATTGTCATCTGAGAAGTCAATCAGCATGTTATTTTCTTCATAGAACTGCCTCAAATTGTCTTCGAGTGGTCCAAAGAAAACACGACCACGCGGGTATTGTTGGCTTCTTAAATCAACTACATCCCCTTTTTCAACACCATGCTTACCTGCTTCATCCACCAAAAAATTACCAATATCATTGATGGTTGTACCTGCAGATAACGTTTGGCTGACCAATGCAGCACTTTTTAATCGATCACCAGATTGGGCAAGAATACACAACCAGGTATCTGTTGGATTATCTCGTCCACGGCGATATTGAAAAACTCGACCTTTAAAGACAACTTCCAAAGGACCAAGCATGTAACCACATTCAAAAATGACAGTGCTATTTACTTTCTCACTATTCATACCTGCCAAGCGGTTCATAGTAGATTCGCTCATGTTGTAGATATAAAATTCTGCTGCCTTAGGTGTAGAGGTCGTCGCCTGACCAATATGAAATACAATTTTGAAATCAGATAAGTCTAATGCTTCAGGTTGACCATCTTCGATTTGCACTGTGAGCTTACACTTACGCTCCCATTGTAATGTCATGTCGGATCTCTCCAATATAATTGGATTTTAGAGCCTAGATCGAAAAATCCTTGTGACTCATTTTTATTTGAATTGGTTGCGAAGAATGAACCTTTGATTAAGTGTTGATGCTGCTCAAGCAAATCTATATTTGGATTCATCGCCAAACCTGAAATGATCGGATTTTCTGAGCTATCCAATACATCCAAGTACCAACAATCTAAGCGAAAAATGAGTTGCAATTTATAGGTAATTTTATTCAGCTGAACAATAAACTTTTGATTTCCTACTCCTAAAGGGATTTTATATAAGCCCATAATTAACTCCCAAAAATACCAGTAGCAATCTTACTTAAAACAGATTCATTTTCTGGTGTCGCCTGAACTGTTCCACCATTGGAGACCCCTGCGGATGAAGCTGGGTTTGTTTGTTCATCAAGCAAAACACTAGTTTCAGAAGATTGAACTAAAAAGACTTTTTTAAGCGTCATTTCGATCATCAAAACATTTTCTGTTTGTAAGTCCGTTGTGCATCCAAGCGACTTGATTAACATATTGCTATAAAGGCGTTTACCTGTAGAAATTACCAAAAGTTGCTTTAAGTTTTGAAGCTGTTGCAGTGTTTCATATACAGCCACAAGCCCAGTTGTTTCAGATAGCAGTGAATCACCAACTAGACCATTTAACTTGCCTGCACTTTCTGACCATCCAACCTTAATTGTTACTTCAGGAGGTTCTTTATAGGCATGGTCAGACATAGGCGAACCGACTTCTGTTGGATGCTCAGTGATTTGCAATTCGTCTTTGTGCTTTTCTTCAATCGTCACATCAGCGAAAAGCCCCATGATTGTTCGCCCACGACCAGCAAGTAATAATGAGCCTGCAATTTCTGTTAAAGGTGATGCCGCAACAGTACCGAGTGCAGTATTTAAGATTGAGTTTATTGACATATTTCACCTATAAAAAAACCTCCCGAAGGAGGCTTATGAAAATTTTACTTTTTCCATACATTTTTAAACCATGTAAACATTTTCTTTTCTGGATCTTTAACTCTAACACCTGCCCAAGTATCTTTTTCTTCATTTAACTCAATTACTATCAATCTCTCTTTCACAATAGCCATTAAATCGTCACGAACAATTGCTGCTGAATATTTACCTAATGAATCAACCGCAAACCAAGTATCACCAATCCAATGCCACCATGCTAATTTCTTTTCTTTCATGTAATTGGTAACTAGTTTTTCTTGATCAGGGCTTAAATCGTCAAAACAAACAATGTATCTACGTTTCATTATTATTGTTCCTCCTGAACAGGTTCAATAACTTTTACAGTATTCGGAAGGCTTTTTGGTGATGAATGAACATCTATCAAACTATCGCTTGAGGACTGTTTCTCGATTGCTAATTTCTCAAGATTAAACTTTTCACTTCTTAGAAAGTCAGTTTTACCTGTAAATAAGCAATAAAAGAAAGCTATCAAAATTGCAATTATGATTAAAAATATTAATGCAAATAGTCCTACTGAAATTAATGTTGGAGCTTTAACTAAATATGAAGCAGTTAATGCTCCAACTAGTATAGCCAACACCCATGCAAGAATACTTAAAATAGAAGATTTAGAGCCAAAGGATTTTGCACTCTGTAAAACATGTTGAATGTAATCCATAAAGCTTTCAAAAGCCCCATTATTTACTTTTATATAATGTTGCATGATACTAACCTCTGAACTATAAATCTATAAAATGATGCTTATTTGATAAAAATCAAGGAACTTTTGATATGAAAAAACTACTCCTACTTACCATTTTAGTTAGTGGCGGGGCTTGGGCGGATTGTGAAGATCCAAAAACGTCTTTTGAAGTCCAAAAATGTTTATCGGATGATTTAAATGATCTAAATAAACAAATGCAATCTTCTTATGCAAAACTACACAAACAAACACAAGCTAAAGAAGAATTAAAAAAATCTCAAAATGCTTGGGTTAGTTATAAAGATATCCAGTGCGGGGATTTTATTGCAGTAAATACTGATCATAGTCCAGCATCTACAGCATACTCTTTAGCTTGCCAAGCAGACCTTACTCAACAACGTATTGAGTTTATTAACAATCAACTTGATTAAACAAGAAAACTTTTCGCATTTCTTGCCATAACCGTCATTGAATTTTCTTGCTGACGCTTTACAGCGTTAGCTGACTCGATAGGTTCTTTAGCTCCGTTAATCGTCATATCAGTTTTAAATTCTTGATGAATTGTCACATTTGAAGCAGACATTTTTGAATTAATGCTATTGATATGAGATTTTTCAGGATTTTTAACAGGTGTTCCAATATTTTGAAGTGTAAAACCTGAAAATAAGTTTTTGCGATCGTTAATATAATTTGTTTTGGTTTCAGGTTGATTTAATGAAATATTAAAAGGTTTGGGTATAAACTTTTTCAAGTCATTAGTAGTCCCATGCCCATGAACATTTTTCCCTGAACCAAAAACTAAATTATTCTCTACCGCTTTTTTATAAAATGCATCAACCCAAGCCTTTCTATTTTTCATATCTGACACATAAGGGTTAGCATAATTCAGATGTCCACCTACGCTAGATTTTTGACCATTAGCCCTTTCTTCTAAATAACTCATCACCTCTGCTTTTACTTTAGGGTTAATATGTTTCGTCGGCATATTTTGTACTGATCCGTAAGGATTTAGTTTAATAACTTTACCTGTTTTAGTTTTATACGATTTTGGACCTGTGATTTTTGTAAATTGCCTATTAGCATTCGCTACATCACGAACTGTTTTACCCCATTTTCCTGAAACTACACGATTTAAGATTGTATCCACTACACCATGAGTTTGTTTGGTAAATGCCTCACCTTTAAGTGATGGAACAACTTCAGTAGAAGTGACTTTAATTAAATCTTCAATATCCTGTTTCGAAAGATGTAGTGTACTGTTAGTAAATTCCGTTTGATTAACGCCTACACTGTCCTTAACTACATTCTGAGCCAAGGTAGCCACACCCACTACAGCATTAATTCCTTTTTGAATATTGTCTTGTAAGCCATTAATAAAAGATGATTTATCCTTATTCAGTGGTTGTTCAATATTAGCAGGTTTAGGAATCTGAGGAATGGTAGGTTGTAAAGCTGCAGAACTATTAGGTTTTATAGTTTGCGGTTTATTTGGCTGTTGTGCATTTTCGGCAAATTTAGCTAAATCTTTAGCATTCTTAGGAGTTTCGATCTTTGGTTGTGATTGATAACCGATTTCACCACGTTCACGTTGATCTACCCGAGTTTGAGCATCTTTATCACCAAAGAAAGCTAACCCTTTATCAATTAATCCAAAACCTGCATCCATCCCATTAGCAATAGCATCACGTGGGGCAGAAACTTCCCCATTTTCATCTGGAGTGGGATTAGCCAGTTCATTGCCTACATTAGATAAAACATCTTTTGTAGTTTCGACAACTTCCTGAACAGCACTGACTGGATCTGAAATAATCTTTTGAACAAAGTTAATAACTTTATCTTTGATCTTATCGAGCAAATCTAAAAAGTCTTTTATCTTATTGATGATGGTTTCGATTCCATTGGTCCATTTAGACCAATCAAATAATGACTTGCCACCATCACGCCATGTTTTGTAGTCATCATAGAGTAAGGCCAATGCTGCAGCTAAAGCTAAAATGATGCCAATCGGTGAAGCAAGGAAAGCCAAACGGAATAGTTTTAATACGCCTATAAAGCTTTTTATCATCGGAATGAACTTAAATAGCATTCCAAAAGTCTTGATGAATCCACCTAATACCAATACCAACATGCCAAAGCGTAACCCTACACCTAGCATCTGCTTTATTTCAGGATTTAACTGACTGAATGCTGATATACCCGCTTGAATCAATTGGTTAAGTAAACGCAATATTGGAATAAGGGCTTTACCCGCCTGCATCACAATGACTTGAAAGCCTGTTTTCGTGACCATTGTTAAGTCACGGTATTCAGTCATGAAATCATTGCCTGATTTGGTCAAATCATCATTCATGCCAAGCTGTTCTTGTATCTTTTGGTATTTCTCCATGTTCGATACAAACTTACCATCACGCATGGCCAACAAGGTATTTTGATCAATACCTAATGAATTGGCATAAGCATTAGCTTGATATGCTGGCATTTGAGCAAGCACACCACTTAGATCCTTCATTACATCGACACGATCGCGCATCTCGCCATTGGCTTGTTTTGTATTCACGCCAAGGCTGTTAATCATTCCCTCGTAACCGGGTGAATTACGCATTTTTTCAGCTAACGATTCTAATGTGCCAATAGCGCTTTCGGCATTACCACCCATTTGACTAATGGCATTACCAAAAGCAGTAATGTTGGTTGCGCTTGCACCTATGCGCTGTGAAGAAAAGTAAAGCTTATCTAGCTCACTTGCAGTTTGACGCACGGCTATAACTGCACCAGTCGCTAAAGTCAAAAGAGCAACTTTAAGCGAAGCTGATTTAAGCTCTATACGCCCCATTGCATCCTGCATTTGCCCCAAACCGGTATTATCAGTTTTAAAACCTAATGCAACCATGAAGTTGCGAATTACACCTTCTTCAGCCATGAAACCACCTAATTATTTACTTTTCTTTTTCACGCTCTTCAATGATTAAATATTCATTGTCAGCAACTACATCAAGAGCATCGTTCATCAATGCAATATCTGCCAAATCAACCTTGCCATTTTTTAAGGATTCAAACTTGCACATGCCTTTTATTACAGGACGTAAGAGCCAATCTTCTTTATCTGGAAGACTTTTAAAATCTATGTGGACTGTTCCTGAATGCTCGATGCCTTCATAAGCAGTCCTTGAATAAAATTTCCCAAGCTGACACGAATCACAGCAACAACAAGTGGAAGGATCTGCACCATGTCGAGATCATCAAACATAATCGATTGACCACGACACACGACAGATGAACCACGTTTCACAACAGATAAGCATTTGTGAATGATGTAATTTACATCCTCTTCAGGCATTTTAGAGAATGCATCCATCAATGGCTCTAAGGCTTGTGCTAAAGGCTCTAAATCATCAAGGTCATCATTATTACCTTCCTTGATAGAATCGATAATGGCATCAAGATCTGCTTTGGCCACCTCAGAAATGATTGGCATCAGAGTAGGAACGATCGGTGCTATTTTTCGTGACACATGAAATTGATCGAGCGCATTTAAGCGCCCGATCGTGTAATCATGCTCACCAATTGTGATGAGTTCATTCATTGATATTTAAACCTTATTCATAAGTGCCGTATTTCATATCGACTTTGATTGAATCAAAAACCCACTCAACCATTGCCCCTGCCTTTGCATTGGTATAATCAGGGATTTTCTTAAATGCACATTTGGACGCAGTATGGTTATCGCCTGAGCCTGAATGGTTCAAAGTGATGGTATTTTTGCCCCATTTACGTGTAACGCCTTTCTGAGCGTTGTAAATGTTCATCAGCTTGGCATTTGCTGACGAAGTTTTAAGTAGACGAATCGTGACCTGACCCGAATTATCAGCATGCAAAGAATGCATACCCTCACCGTCTGCACCAATCGTCATGGTGTTTTTATCGCCAGCCATTGCAAAGGTAATACCTTCCTCGGCAATACCTGCGCCATAGCCAAGATCGATGACACCGTCAGCGCTCGTTAAAGAGCATTGAGTGTCCATAAAGCTATAAGTAGACATAAACTGCTCCTTAACGGTTTACTGAAACAACTACATCGGCAAAGTGTGTTGCACCTGCCAATTTTGCTGCAATTTGAAATACTGGTGCTTTACGTGCTTCACGCTCTGATTGAGCTTGATCATCTAAGCTATTGGCATAAACATAAAAGCCTTTGGGCAGATAATCACCTGTGTTCAATGCGCCAAAGCTGTCACCGTTCCACTGACCTTCACCCATCAAGCCGTTATTCATCCCTTGTTCGCATGCGCGTTCAAGTACGCCACATTGACGATTCACACCAGCTGCAGTTTGGGGAATTTTGGTTGTGCTGGTGTAATACAGATTCCACAGCGAGTTTTCTAAATGATTTTGCAACCAATCTAAGCCGTGAAGCTCATCAATGAACGTTCCATCACACATCACACCTTCTTGTAAGATGGCAGTGTCATTGTCGTAACCTGCAAAAACATTACAGTTCTTAGCCGTCAATGCATTCGCTTCTGAGATTTTTAAATCTTCAGATGGAATACCTGGCAATTGCTTAAACTTAAGGGTGATTGTGGTATTAGTACCGTTAAAATTTACGCTAAATGCACGACCAAAAACTGAAGCTGCAGCATAAGCATTGGTGCTGGAAAAAATACAAAAGGTACGACGGTACTTCGCATTTGAAAGTTTGTAAGCAATATCGGTTTTGCTAATTGCGCTTGTAGCTTCTTCAACTTGTGTTGTATAGCCAAAAGCTCGTACTGGATCAGCCGCTTCAATCAATGAGGCAACAGATAAAACTTGTTCATCGGTTAAGTCAGAAGCCACAACCAAACCATACCATTTGAGCGAATCCAAACATGCTGTTACTGCGGTTTGGATGGTTTCAGGTGTTTGGCCATCTTTGTGCCAATAGCCAATATATAGGGTGCGTGGTTTCGGTGATTGACCAAAGTATGCTAAAGCTGCCTTGTATTCAGGATCATCAACGCCATAATCCTCGCCAACATCGGTGATGCTTGAGTATTGGCGCATACGCTCAATATTATCAATCACACCACTGGTTGAACCTAAGATGAGTAATGATCCGAACGAACGTGGACCAGCCGCTAATGCAGCAAGACTAATGCTGACATTGACGACATTAGAAACAGGTAATGTCATTTAAGACTCCTAATTTCGATGAGTTTTAATTTGAAAACTTTTGAATGTTTTGACCGCATACGTCCGTTTGGTCTTACGTCTAAAAGTCGCGACCAAGTCATAACGATGCACATATTGTTGGTTTAGAAAATCGGGGGCGGTGATAATTTCATCACACCCAATATATTTGATTTTGTGCTCACGTAATTGAGCGATGTTTTGCGGAATGCCTAGACCATCTTTAAAGATATTTGCTATTGATTGCCCATGTTGGCCATAAAAGGATAAAAACAGTTTTAGGGTTTCGTGGCGTATAGAATCCATATCCTCGTCATGCTGTTCAAACATAGGACCATCATCTGAGGTGAGCGCCTTAACTGCAAAACCACACCAGTCCACGCCAACGGCGGGCATAGGTGGTGGATCTTCTTGCCATCGAGGGCGCACGTACTGACCTTGTAGAGATGTAATCCCCACAATGAAAGCTTGAAAAATATCTTCTAATTCTTGGTCATAGGCGACTGTTCCGCTTGGTGGAATATAACCACCTGTTGCAGAATCACCCATGTTCACCCCAATGGTTTTAAGTCGCAGATAGCTTTATTGAAACCACTCCCGTAATGCAAATTATCAAACACTTGGACAACATAGTAAGCTTTGCCTTTCCATGTAATCTCATCGGCTTGATGACCTTTACTGCCCGCTATTAATGGGGTTTTGGTGTGAATATTTATTGCGCCTTTAATCAGTGTGCCATCTTCTCGACGATCCATGTTTTGACCGCTATTTGTTGTCACCACGCCACTAAATTTAAAACTGTTTTCAGTTTTAATCGGTCGCCCATTCTCTCCAACTTCGACCTCGATCCGCTTACAAATAAGGTCCTTCGTCATAAAGTCAGCATCTTGAAGAACGTCTGATACATCAAGATTAGGCACGTTTAATTTCCTCCTCACCACGCATCACAACATAAGTATGTGAATTACGGTATTGAGCTGTATCTACTAATGGCTTTTCTGACTTTCGCCCTCGAGCTTTACGGCCTTTGATTGTCAATGGTGCTAATGGGGCAAAATCACCCGCATTAATAAACCGCTTAACATTCATGGTGGCTTTCATTCCCGCAGATTCAAGATAGAAATACATTCGCTTGGTGTTGCCGGTTAATGCAGCATCAACAGCCCAAGTTAGCTTTTCAGTGATAACGTCTTGGACTTCTTCAATACCTGGTATTAAATGAGGTCGCGCGGGTAAGTTCATTGCTGGGGAACCAGTTTCGAGTAAATATCCTATGGCAGCATTGGTCATACCGTCTCCATCTGTTCTAGCCTCACCATGAGGAACACCCACCAAAACATCAGTTTTCGATAGTTCAGATACAGCGTTGAGAATATCGAGTAATCCGTTTCCTGTTGAAGTAACACTCATAATTGAATACCACCTGCGCCAGCCATCATCATCAGTTCATAAAACTGAATTCCAAAGGTCGTCATATTCCAATGTCCCGCATCTGAGATTAATACACCTGACACGTCCATAGATTTAGAAACACTGTCTACAGATTTGGATGTTTCATTGCCTACGACTTTCCCCGCATCACCACCTATTCCCGCAGCATCCATCCCACGCTTGAACAGCGTGAGATAGTGAGCAATAAATAAAGTCAGTCCATAATCAATCAAACTATCAGGATCGTTAGGATTCCCCCACCGAGACTCAGGCAACAGTTTTAGTCCAAGCTTTAGATAGAAATTAAACTGATATGAAGGGTAATCATTAGCATCAGCAAACATTGGCATATCTTCACGAAATGATAATTCGGTGATCATGATTATTTGCCTTTCGCGTCCGCTGCAGTGGATTGTTGAGCCTTAGTTAATTGCACTTTTAAATCTGCAATTTCTTTATCCTTGGCTTTACTCGCCTTTTCTAATTCATCGATCATTGCGTCCGCTGCAGTGGATTGTGCTGTTAATGATTCTATTGCAGCATTTGCAGCATCAAGCGCAACCTGTAGTTCGCTTGAGAGTGCATCACTCGGAGTGATTGCCTGCGCATGTGCCTTAACAAACCAATGTTCTGCAATATCTTGCTCAACTTCTTGCAAGCCGGGTTGCAGTACTATAGTTTTTGCTTCCCCTTGGTCATCACGACCAAGGTTTACAGTGAGCTGCTTTGACAAAAGGATTTGAACTAACTTTGACATAACGACTCCTTAAAGCCCATCAGCATAGTAAGCAGTTTCAGGGTAGACCCACTCGATCGCACCTAAACGACCAAAATAAGTGGTCAATTGACGTAAATCACGATATTCAATTGGTGTACGTTGTAATGGTACAAGAGGGAAACGAACACGATTTTCTGACTGCGTGTATGTCATCATACGATCCGTACCTCCCACACCACGCTGAACACACCATTTAGACGGTTGAATATCTAAAGGACGACCATTCACCGAGTTGCTTAAGCTGTTTGCTTTTAGGAATTCGAGAATTGAAATGTTACCCGCTTCACTCACAATACGTGATGTAAGTAAGCTGAACTGCACAGGTGGTAATAAAAGCTTATCAGGACATACCGCAAAACCGGATGCCACCCAAGCATTATTTAAAATGAGATTTACATCATCTAAAATTTCTTGTGGTGTTGATGTTTTCCAACCTTTATTTACGTTGGTTGCGCCGACTTTACTTGAGTTAAGCAAGCCTTCTACTCCGACAATTCCATCACCAATATAGACTTGTTCGTCTATATCCATTTGATGCTTCAACTGTAAGCCTGATAACTTTTGAGAATCAACAGGACGACCGACTGCTCGTGCCGACTCAAGTTCTGGAATAGTCCAACCAACCTGCATTGCCCATAAAGTCAATGGTTGTGCGGTTTTACCAATATCTAGCGCAATACCAGCAATTGCATCAGTATTTTTACCAACCCATGATTTACCATTGGGTGAAGCGCCACCTGCAGCAGCAAAGGTAGAATTGGTAAATGATGAAGTTTCATCAGCAATCGAAACATCAGAGCGCAAGTCAACATCACGCCCCCATGTTACGCTCACCATTGGATCGTGCATCGTTTGATCAAGGCGCTCTAATTCACCTAGTAAGAAAGCACCAGTGCTATCAACTGTCTGAGCATCAAAGGTGCGCATTCCCATACCACTGTCACGTGTACGTGCACGAATAGGATTGCCCATTGCTACCGCCTGCGCCATGGTAGTGGCTAAGAGTAATTTACTCATATTTTTATTTTCTCCAGACATAAAAATAGACGCTTGTAGCGCCTTGTTTTACATCAACTAAACTTTAGATATTAAATGAGATTTCTACATTGCCTTGCGCATCTGCATCGTGCATAAACATGGCATTTTTCAATTCAATTGTATTTGTGGCATCTGCGACCGCTTCAATGCCACCAATCGGCTTAAGATCAGTACCTCCCGCTACACGAACAAATACTGAACCTGCTGTTTTGGCATTACCTGCATTACAACGAACAGTCATATAGCCACGGCGCAATACATCTTGGATAATTCCTGATTGGGGAATTGCAGCACCCATACCGTTTAAGGCTGACTGTGTTGGGTATGAGCGAACAATTAAGCCGTAAACATTCGTGTCATCTGCTGTAAGTGGCACAAAACCATCGGCAGTCAATTTACCAAAGACACCAAATGCACCAAAATTACCTTTAGCAAGGTGCGCTTCAATTGTTGAATGTGATTTTCGGCTCACATCACCTGGGATGCCTGAAGGCATACGGTATAAGATTGAATTACCCATGATTATTTTCCTTTCTTCCAAAATTCACGGTTACGGGCATTAATGTCGGCAGGTGATGCAGGCGCACGACCAAAATCACGCGTAGAAATCCCTGAACGAACACCAGCTAAGTTATTTTGCTGTTTCATTAACTCAGATGCACCAATGAATGCAGCATCAATTGTTGCAACTGACATTGCATCAAAATCTGTATTGCCGCCAATAAATGGTGAAATGGCTTTTTGACCATCTGTTGTGGTGAATGCTTGTTTGAGGGCGGATCGTTTTGCATTTAATACAGCCTTAGCATTGTTCGCACTATCCATAGTGGGCAACTTAATGCCTGGCACCAATATTTCGGCACGTGACAATACTTGTTTTAACGAGTCACCCGTATGGTTTTGAACGCCTTGTTCTGATAATTTTGCAGCTTCTTCAGCCTTTAAAATATCATCTTTAGTTTTTTCTGGATCATCATCTGGATTATCGTTATCCTCGGTTTTCTTTTCAGGATCATCCGAATCTTTAGTTTTTTTCTTTTCAATTGCTGACATACGTTTATCCATGGTTTTCATGAAACTACGCATTTCATTTTGAAAAGCAGCATCACCAGTTTGAGTACCAGATTCATCCTCAGGATCATCATCCTCAGTTTTTATATCAGGCGCTTCATCTTCAACTGCTTTAGCCAATTTCTCAGCCTCGTCAGCATCCTTTGTTTTAACTAGATTGCGGATACGATCAGCAAAACTAATTTTCTTTTTAGCCATAAAGCTATCTCCAATTTTACAACGTGACCCACAGCGCCCTTTAGGAACCAAGGCGATGTGATTTCCAAAAATATTTGTTTGAAACCCTTTCCCGATACTAATTTCAGTATAATCAGCATCGTAACCTAGTGAGATTTCAACCTTTCCAGCCATTACCTCATCAATTGTTGCTTTATCGGTAATAAGAAGATCTGCAACCAAACAATCGGAATCAATATCATCACCACGGCGAACATTATTTGCAGAGCCTTTTGATAAATCTTTCCAGTTTTCAGGATTTACCCAATCGTCAGGATGATCATCCGTGACGGGTTTACCTTCAAAACTAGCAATCGTACGTGGATCAAAAAGTACATCTTCATCACGCTCAATAATAATCAAGCCTGACTTGTCCGCTGTGACTGGTACCTCACCATCGCCATACATCAGCTTTCCTATACGTGCAATTGGAACATCACGGCAAAGTAAATAACCTTCAGGTGTGGTTTCCCGTGTGCGACCAATCTGACCAGTCGTGTAAAAGTTTGAGCGATCTACAGTAGCTTTAGATTTCGGTTTGTTTTTAAACATGGTTTTACCTTTCTATAGGCATTAAAAAACCACCCGAAGGTGGTTTTATTTTCACAGAATCTATTTCAATGAATCTTTTCTAAAAATAGCTAATTCATTTAGTAACTTATCTTTTTTTGAAGCACTTTCAAAAATATAATTTTCAAAAATTTGCTTTAATTCTTGAACATTATCAATATTTTCAATTTTTTTAACTAAATTCATAGTTTCTTTATTAAAATTAGCAATATCAAAAACTAAATGTTTTGGATAAAGTATGTTATACCTATCAAGTGTAAATCTACAAATAGCATATTTATCCTCATACACTTCTTGTTTTTTGTTTATATTATCAAGAACTTCAGAATAAAATATCTCATCACTTTTTTTTAATTCAGATTTTAACTTACTTAATTTCATATCAAAAATTTGTTTAATTGTATTATTTTGATAATTAAATAAAGCGATAATATTAATTTCATTTTCAATTAACTTTTCACGATGGAATGCGTAAGTTTGCTGGAGCTTCCATGTTTTCCACATTCTCCAAGCAAAAAACAATGCAATTAATGTTGCTATTGCGGCAATAATAGTAAAAATACCACTAAGGAATGATATTAAGTTTAAAGTATATTGTGAAATCATTATGAATCTCTAGTTTTATAAAGTGCTGATAATATAATCTTAAATTGAAAAAACTTATATATATTTTGATATTACAGGTTCACAATAGCATCGGCAATTAGGTAAACATCCTGCATGTCCTGTCATTCGATCTAAAGTAGGTGGTTCATCCCAATACACAAACATTCCATTCATTTGCTCATGACTATATCTCACATCGAGATCATCACTGGTACGCCAGATATATCCTTCAGACCCAAGATTTTCTGCCCGAGCTTGTGTAAATATACTTTGGGCTCTGCTTACTTCCGTTCGTGCAATAGTATTTGCCCGTGACTTGGTCACATGGCCAGTGACCATAATCAGGCTAGATATTTCACTGGCTCGGCTACCATCAATCAAGGCACGTGTAGACAAATCACTAATTCTTTGTGCTGCATCAAGAGGCAAGGATTTAATTAAACGTATTTGCTCATTAAGTAATTGTTGATAAACCGCACCAATATCAGTATTGCGAATTTGATCTTTGACACCACGCGATAAATCTTGTGCATAAATCAGCCACGTTTTCTCATCACGTAAAGCTACATCTGTGATAATTCTACCTGCAGCATTTTTTGCCCAAAAATCTAAAGTATTTGCGTACTCATTTAATGCAGAAACAATAAGAGCATGTGATCTTGGATCATTTACGTTAAAGCCTTTAACGATCGTATCAATATAACCTGCAATTTTTCTAAGCTGCTGACTGTACCGAATCTCCATCTTTCTTGCCCGGTGGGGCGTCAGTCGGTTGATTTGATTCTTCATCATATTCACTCTTAGGCGGTGGTGGGTCATCGTCTGCGTCTGCAATTTCCTGATCAGTGATATGAGAAAATATTCCAGTCACTTCTGAAGATTGGCGCAATTCTTTTAAAGCGGTTTTACGGCTGATTAATCCGCTTTCTTCAACAGTAGTAACTGCCTGAGCTACCGTGTTGGCCACATCGGCTTTAACCTTTTCATCGATCTGCCAAAGAGATGCAAAATCAAACTTAAATGAATCAGGTAATGCCTTACCTAATTTGGATAGTGAAACAACAGCTAGAAGCATTTGCAACGGTGTACGCATACGACCTTCTTGCTGTTGATTAATATTGTCATAGTAGTTAGACAAATCGCTTTCACCTGTTGCGCTAAAGCCTGCGGGAGATTGACCAAATAATCGAACCAAAGGAATACCTGTTGCACCAGCAATCTGTTGCCCAAACTGCATCAACAAATTATCCAGACCAGTAAAACTATATTGATGCGTTTCGAATGTATCCTCAGCATCCATCAAAGTCATACCTTCATTAGATTGCCACTGCCGAATCATATTAATTTGTTTAACTAAAGCATCATAAGCTCTACCACCTGCGGCAATAATCGTACGCAACCCTTTAACCTTATATGTACGCAAATGAGCTTTATAGACCAACTGACCTGCGCCTAATGTTGCACTATCAAAAATAGTTAATCGATCTTCAAGACGCTCAATGACTGACTGCCCCCATAGGTTTTCCGCAATTGCTTGCCAATAAGGGAGTTCCACACCATCCATACGTATCACACGTGAAAAGTGAATCTTTTGATTACACAAACCGACGGAATCGGTAATCACATCGTAATACTTAGGCATTCCATAATATGGCCCATATTCAGTGACAAGATCTTCTAGAGTCGGTACAACCATCCAACGATCTAATACTATTAATCCCTTGAATTGATCTTTTGCTACAGTGTTAATATTTAATGGTGTCGAGACATTTTGACCATCAATCATCATGACAGCAATTGCGCCACCATAAAGCCGTGACCACTTAATCGTTTTATTAAGTTTATCCCAAACTTGTAAGCGGTCTAATTCCTGATTAATTTCCTCTGCATCTTCTGGAGACTCTAGACCACGCATGTTGATGCCTTCGCGCGTCATATCATCGGCTACAACATCAACTACTTGACCAACTACCCAAGACGATCGATACATTGATTCAACTAGCAATCGATTACGACTTAAGTAATTTGCGCTGTAGGTTGATTGATCGTGTTGACTTCCAGCACCCAAGCCAACCCGAGCCGCGAAGTTTTGAAAACTATCCGCAGTAAATTTAAGTAATCCCATATTTTTCTCGAATTAAAGCTTGCTCCAAACATCAAGGCTTGAAACTTGCGGATTAAAACAAATCATGACGCTATCTGCGCGGTTCGGTGATGCTGTGCCATCAGGTTGCTTATTAACTAGAATTTTACCAACACCGTTTTTTGTGTAGGTTGGTTGAGATAGCTCAGTTATGAGTAAAGCCAATTCTTTAGGATCTATATCTTTACTCGATAATGAAATAATCATATCTGGATCATAGTCACGACCTTGAAGCGCCCTAAATGTCTCTTGAAAGCGCATGCGTAGCCACCACCATGATTGTGCTTTAAGATTGGCAAAAAAGTCTTTATTAAATCGACCATCAACCATCTGCTCCTCAGGCTCCCATACAGACCCCGAGCCACGGAAAGACTCCACAATAACCTCGGGCAATCCTTTCTCGCGTTGCAATTCATTAATGACACGCGAATCACCACGACACCCAGCGCCTAAACCATCCGCATCATAGAACAGTGTATCAATCGATCTCTCTATGCTTGTATCCATCGCTCTTTGCGTTGTGCCAAAGATGTCATCCCCCTTACCACTCCAAGTGTCTAGATAGTCCATTACAATGCCGTGGCGACCTGCCATTGAGTTTTTATCCTTGCCTTCATCCGCAACATCAAGACCACCGATACGATCACCAGTGGCATCAATCTTGAGCTTGATGTGTGCATCAATGGCAGATTGGATCCATGTACTAGGAATTAATACACCTTCTACCGATGCGGCATAGTTAATATCGACCTCTTGAGCCAATACAACATCATCCAATGTGGCTAGTTGCTTTTCATACCATGGATGGATGACCTTTCCGTTATACTCTACAGTCCAGTTCTTATCAGGATTAGCACGCCAAGGCATAGTAAACACGGCGTAACGACCGCTAAATCTATCCTGGTGAAATCGATCACCAATACCATTAGGAGTTGAGCCTTTGATATGAACGTTTGTATTTTGTGATATTGCAGCATCTACCGCTTCTTGACGCTCTACAAACGCCCATTCATCAAGAAAGTACATCGTGGTACGTCCACCACGGCCAATATTGTCACCCGCTTCACCCGTGATGGTTGCACCATTATCGGGATTGATGATACGCATGTAGTTATCATGCACTTTCTCAACAAAGCCCTTGGGCTTCATCCATACAGGCATCTTGCTGAACATATCGCGGAACTTGTGAAGCAACGTTTTTGGATCGCCTTTCTTGTCCACCAATTCTTCTTTACGGCTTCCCACCCCACCAGCAAAGCCGTCAACAAATAACCAGCGATGCAAATAAAATCCGAGCACAACGTAACTCATACCCTCATCGCGTGACTTTTCAATCAAGCCATGTGTCTGAGTATTTTCCCGTTCTAGTAGCCAGTCGATCAGTTCGACTTGCTTAGGGCGTAAAACAAACGGTAAATTAGCGGGCAAACCGAATGGCATGCCACGCGGATCATATGTCCATATCCAATGATTAAACCAGTGTGTAGGATCGTTTTTACATTTGTACATTTCAGCTTGAATGCTGAGTTCATTTTGCTCTATGACCGCTTTGTAGTAGTAACGGCGCGTCATTTCTGCAATGACTTCGGGAAGCCGGGTATTGATTGTCCATTCTTTGATTAATGGCGTGAGTTCTTCTAGTGCATATGTCATAACTTTCCATGAATCGCTAAACGTGAAAGTTCTTGCGGTGTTAGTTTTGAAATTTCTTCTGGCGCGAGCAATGGTGGTGCTTTGTGCTCATTCTCGGTTTTTATTGGTCCACCATCTTTTCCAGTTATCTCAAGTTTTCTTTCATAGTGACCTTTCACAATCTTCTGGATCTGATCAATAATTTTGATCGCAAGCACCACGTTGCCTTTTTTACTTATGAGCAAATCACTCAATATTTGCAACTGAATCAAATCATTTGCACCAATGATGTTATGCATTGGCTGTTTTAAGTATTCTTTGCGTGACTTGTTAAATAAATCAATAAATTCTTGGGAAAGATCGGCGCCAGCCACTTTAGTTGGATCATATGTCTCAACCTGTTGAGGCGTCACATCTATGTTGAATTTTTCCTTGATGTCCTTTACTACTTCGGTAGGTGTCATAAATTGCGCAAGACACCGTACAATAAAGGTTTTCTCGGTTTTTTTTAATCTTGCCATAGCTCACCATCCATCAAGGTACATCAAGGTAAGTGGGCAAAAAAATTTGAAACAAACCTACTTGATTAAACACGTCCCACAGCACGCAGTTATATTTTTTTCAGATACAAACGGCGCCTGCTTCGCGACCTCGACTAGACGCTTAACGTCCCCACTTGCTCCCCAACGTTTGACCACTCCTATAAATTCCTCAACATCATGACCTGCTAAGTAATGTTTAGGTAAGCCTGTATGATCGCTGTAGAGTATTTCCCCATCCTCATCACGCTCTACACCAATGTGATAGAGCTCATGCTCAATCAAAGCACAAAATTCATGATCGTTCGCACGTTCACAAAAGCTTGCATCTACAGTAATTAGATAAACAGGAAGAAACCCAAACCAGTCACGCATTTGTTGCTCTTGCCGAGCTTTGCGCCAACCGCTCTGGTTAAACATCACCTTTTCACATTGACCTAACACCATTCTCTTTTTTGCAACGGCGGCAGATGACGCCCAAGCGAAAGCTAAGAATGTTTCGTCATCATGAAGTAATTCAGCTATGTGGTCATGATCAGGATTATGAAGTTCACCACCAAGCGTTAGAAAGTTGGTTACCACCCATTCTTTTAGATCCGCTGCAGGTGCCAAGCGAATCGCTTCCTCTTCCTCTGCTTGATCAATCAAATCGGTTGGTGGAAATGGTCTGATCTGTTCCATTTTCTAAACTCTCTAATTGTTCTTTAATCCAATTAATCACATGACCTGAAAGAATCGAATCAGGATGAAACCGCTCAATCTTATAGCCCATATCTTCAGCCAAATCATATTTGTTAAATGAATTTGCTATCTTCTTGCCACCACGACCCATTGCCCAAGGGCTACCAACAATCTCAATGAGTAAATTCAGTTTGACAATATAGAAATCAAATCGCCAATTTCGAGTTGATTCAAACTGAAATTTACGGCGATAGCCAATTAGTTTTTCTTCTAATTCTTGAAATAAAGTCTCTTCAGCTTCTAAAAATTTTTGTGTTGCTTTGGGTAGTGGTTTTGCTCTTGGTTTTGTTTTAAGTGGCTTCTTATTAGTTAGGTTAGTGTAATCATTAACTTCCATAAATAGCGCCCAATAAAAAACCTCCCGAAGGAGGTTTAGTTCATTTAATCAGATATAGTAAGATTAATTCTGTCTAAAATAATTTTATGGTATTTTAGCTTATTTGAAATTTCTATAATCATTTCAATAAGCTTTGGATTAGACAGGTTTTTGCGTTTAAGTTCATCAGCATCAGCCTTGATGTTTAAATGCTCAAAAGCTTCCTTAAAGACATTTGAATCAAATAAATGAAGAATCGTTTCAAGTTGATCGATCCCATTTTTGTAATCGCGAACTTTTTGAACATAAGCATCTACACCAAACATATTACTATAAATTGCCAATACATTGTCCCCAGTATGTTTTTGGAGAGTCTCTTTATGTAATCCCAAATCTTTCCTTAAAACATCTAAATCAATACTCATAACACTCATAACCCGCACTCACAAGCAAATTTTTATTTTGTTTATATGAGGCTTTTTTATCGAATTTCAACCCTATATCAATAGAAATACCACTATTTAATCAGACAAATTATGAAAAAGGATGTGGTGATCTGCCACATCCTTGCCTTAGATTACGATATTGATCAACTCGGCAACTGATCTACCGCTACTCAACACGACAAACATCTCAAAGTTAGCTATTGATTTGCTCTGTGTCTTTCAATTCCATTGGTCGGGTGTCACCACACTTTTAGGCTCTGAGGCTAACTCAATGTGTGACGAAATCACATTGGATTCAAACCGATTTATACGGCTGGTTTCTGCATCCCACTGTTTGCGCTTATAGCTGAACAATTTGTACAGCGTCACAAATCCAAGTTGCTTCTAAAGCTAACGATCTTTCATGAGTCGATCCTCAGTAGATCACTTGTGCACGTCACAAGCACCTTTATAAAATTTAAACATTAAAAACCCATTCGGAGTGTTTTTATTAAATTAATCAATTAGATATTTCTTCTAGCATCATTTAGAAATTTAGTTGAGTTGTTACTAAGCAAGCCAATCTCTAAAATAATATCATTCAATTTTTGCGGAATTTCTTCTGGACTTCTTATTGCATGAATTTCAGCAATAAAGCTCGCAAGCTTAGTAGTAATATCTTCTTTACTTAAAATAATATTTAAATTCAAATTGATGTTAGATATATGCAATTTAACCAAGTTTTCTTGATAGCGTAGAATCTTTAGATCCAATTGCTTCTTAGATTCAATGTAATCTTGCCTCAAATACTGAGGATCTTGATCATTACCATTTACCAAGTAAATCTTTTTACATTCACTATATATTTGTAGAGTTGTAATTAAAGCTGCATAAGTATCTAAAGTTGCTAACTCTGACTCAAATATTACATCCCTGTTAAAACTATAATCTGACTGTCTCTTCCATTGAAAGAAAACATAAATAGCAAATATAAGACCCAGCACAGTGGCTATGTTCGCCAGCAATGAGACAAATTCAACGCAAGTCATAGTTTTTAATCAAAAATAATTCTTAATGTTGTTATACATTACTCTAAAGCAAAAAACCCAATAAAAGTGAGCTAAATTTTTTTTAAAAATTTATCTTATCCAAGGTATCTAAGTTAACCACTTTAAATTCCTTTGTATTTAATTTATTCATAAGTAATGTCTTATCACCAATTTTATCTAAAATTAACCATTCTTCTTTTGAACCGTCATCTATCTTGATTGAGGCTTTGGGTAATTTATTGTTCTTTACCTTAAAGGAATAGTTATGTATACCAACCAAAAAAGGCAAAATTAAAATATATATAAAGAGAAAAATCAATGTTTCTCTAATAGTGTTATGAAAATAAAGTAAGCTAAAAAACAAACCAATTATTAATGCAAAATATAAAGTAAGATAGTCTTTAAAAAAATAGGCGATTCCTGAACCAATAATCAGAATTATGCCAAATACATATATATTTCTCTCTGCTTCATAAATTACTAATATCTTATTAAATGTTACACTCAAGACAATAAAAACACTTAGGAGCTGTAAAGAAGTGTAAATTAGATCTGAAAAGCTAAAATATTGAATTATAAATAAAATATCAACTTCACTAAACATAAAATATCCAATCTTATAACTAAAACCTATTAGAAGTAAAATTGTAGTTAATAAAGTTAATCTTTCTGCAAAAGGAAATGTCTTAAAAAATTCTATAATATTCATAAACCATAAATTTCTTAAATTAAGTGCAAAAAAAATAATGCTGATTGTCGCATTTCCACCAATTAAAAAACTTTTCTTAAATGACTAATACAATTGTATGGCATTAATCATTTGTGTAAAAAATACCCACTGATAGAGTCAGTGGGTATGCAAAAAATTTTTTGGTCTCGGATAAACCGTAATACGACCAGTATAGAAAAATATACCCTTTATTTTGGGACTATGCAATCATAAATTATATTCTTCAGCCACATAGTGAAAATATCCTCTTAAGTGAGCATCAAGATCAACTCTCCAATCCCCTAAAATATCTAATGCAACTTTTTCGTATTTATCATAAGTTCTTAAATAAGCTTTTCGATCAATGCTCATACAAGAAATTCGATGCCGCTCTGATTGATTGTAAGCATCTTCTTTTTTCCCTTCGCATTTACTGCACTCAACATGCTTTTTATCAGTTTTTGAAAATACAAACCCTTTTCCATTACATTTGGTGCACATACCTCGTTTAAATAAAAATTGAATAAGCGCTGAACGGGCAACACCTTTTGCAGCTTCTTTAGTAGTTATCTGTTTGGTTTTAAAACCATCCTTTTTAAACTTTAAGCGAATTTCAGAAGTTAGTAGATTGTGAAGTAAAGCAAAGTGACGATCTGTAGGATTGACTGAACGAACTAATGCCCACAACATTGAGTAAACTTCTGGACTCATATCTTGCATCATTAGAGCAGCACTATTTGTCTTACTTCCAAATGTTGATGGTCCACCTACACCATCCTTAAAACCGTCCATTGTTTTTTGTGCTAAGTCGAGCAATGTAAAATCGACTTTTGAGCGACTTGGAGTAAATAATAAACGGCGTAAATCGTGAACTATAGTCTCATTTCGATGTTTTTCAAATTTTGCTGTTGCTGTCATAAACTCACCCTATTAACCGTCTAATTTCTTCAATCGCTTTACCGCTCTTAACCTGCTCAGTGCTATATCTATACACTGAATAACCCAACTCCGTAGCTGAGTTATACTTTTCCATATCTGCTATGTAGCCTTTACCTCTTGTATGTCTGCCATTGCTCCAAATACCTCCCTCAACTTCAATTAAAATTTTGGTACCAGTAATGTGAAAATCAGCTCTCCATTTACGATTTTCATTAAACTGACACTCTTGTTCATATCCAATTCCATAAGCCTTGAAATGCTGAATTAGTATAGCTTCGCCTTCACTTACAACACGTTCTTTTTTAATCAAATTACGGCGCTTAGGTTTCCTTTTCCTTGTCGCATAATTCTTCAAATAATCAGCAATCGAGATGCTAGACAAAATCAATCCTCCCCCCAATCTTCATATTGATCGTAAAGTTCTGACTCATTTTCCTGATCATCCCTAAAATGCGCGCAACTTGGGCATAGAAACTCGGAATGCTCAGGTTCATATCGGACATTCTCAGCAATGAAGCAGTCCATACACACTGGTGTAGATTCAAGATTCATGCTCACCTCGCTTAAAATCAGAAATACGCTTATTCATGCAAATTCTCCACGAATAAATTGCTGAATCCTTTCACCGATCCAACGCATTACCGTAACCGCCATTGAATTTCCAAGGGCTTTATAGCGTTGTGTTGCTGATGCTTTATGTATTTCTGTATAGCTGTCAGAGAAACCTTGTAGACGTTCGCATTCAATCTCAGTTAAGTAACGTGCAATGTATTTATATACGACACTTGAGGGCACAATCCCTCCACCTCCGCTTGCGCGCAGCGTTCCGTTTATTTGTTTTGAAATTTTTGGGGTGGTATCAGCAATCATTGAGTATGCTGGCTGTTCAACTACAGCCTGTCTTATCGGTCCTCCGCCTTTTCCTCCACTTCTAAGAGTAGGTGCAATATTTTTAGTTAGATCACGTAAATAATCATTCTGAGAACCACAGTACAAAACACCATGTCTATCAGCCGTGGTAAGCGTTGGTGCTTGTTCTTCTTTAAAACCTATGCCTTGTCCACCCGAATTTAATGATCTACCTATAATATTTCCTTGAATACCGTAGGAATGAATAACATATCCTCGATCACTTCTACCTAATAAAGTTGGTGCTTTTTCTACAGTAATAGCTGAGTTTGCGTTAGTTCCTCCAACACCTATCACATGCTTTATATAGTAATCACCACAAAAAGCCTCTTGATTGCCTAACCATTTTTTCTGACCATGTGATGCAAGCAATGGAGGAACTATTGTTTGTCCGCTAACCGTTTCGCTTGTTCTGTTAGTGTATATTCCACTATTTGACGCAGAACCTTCCCCCTTGCTTTGGCTCTTCTCAATATCCCCAAACACGCCTTGGCGCTCAAATAGTATTTCGGTGATACATTCTGTTCGAGCACTTGCGATAACAAACACTCTTTTGCGTCGTTGGGCGAGTCCGAAATATTGAGCATCAAGGACTCGCCAAACGACTTGTCGAGATGGTCCAAACACACAACCAGCGTTTTTCCATCTTCCCCCTGGTGGTTGTAATTCACACCCTTCACCTGCAAGCCCTGCCAGTAAGCAACCGAAAGCGTTGTCTTTTGTGTTGAGCACTCCGGGTACGTTTTCCCAAACGGCAATGACTGGCTCAAGTCCTCGAACAAATCTGGCTGTATCAATTTCATTCGCTAATCTCACAAATTCAAGACTTAATTGTCCTCGATCGTCATCTAATGAGTTTCTTAACCCGGCTACAGAAAATGCTTGGCATGGGGTTCCTCCAACCAATATATCGGGTGCTTCTACTTCATAACTTTTAACTTTTTCAGCAATGGTGGTCATATCACCAAGATTGGGAGTATCGGGAAAGTGATGTGCCAAGACTTGGCTTGGAAATTTTTCTATTTCTGCAAACCAGACAGGCTTCCAACCGAGCTCATGCCATGCAACTGTAGCCGCTTCAATGCCTGAGCAAACAGATCCGTATTTCATATCGAAACACCTTTGCCCTTAGGTTTAAAACCAACGTCTGCAAGATATGATTTCCAATTTTGACGTTCTGTAGGATCTGATAGTTTTGCAGCAATGCGACCAGCAAGATTTTCGTATGACTCACCTGCAGAGCTGTACTTGCTCATAACTTCAGGATGGTGAGCAAGTTTGTTAGCGAACATGTACATCTGACTTGGGGATGCAAAAACTAGGAAATCAGGATTAGCGTTGTCAGATGAATCAACTGCAGGTGATTTTGAAAATCTCCCTTGAGAATTTGCAGAATTATGTTTTTCATATTTCAAATATGCTCTGATCAACCAATCAGCAAAAAAATAAACCATCATTTCATCTGAATGATTCTTTTCAGCGTTGTATATTTCAAATTGCTCTAACTCACGCTTAAACCAAGAAGCGTTCAAAATCTCGTCAACAGCAACCGAAGTATTGGAAGAAATAATTTGAGATTTTAAATTTTCAAAAGAAAGCCAATTTTTTTTATTTTGATAGTGTCTTTTGATAGTGTTACTTTGTGGGTTAAAATTCTTTACCACTTGCGGTAAAAATTCTTTACCACCTTTGGTTAAAATATTTAACCACTTGCCATTTGTAGTGGTAAAAATATTTGACCACTTCGGTAAGTTATCCACAGTTTTAAGGTGGTAAAAATTTTTAACCAGTAAAGATTTTTTACCACCAATATTTAAGTAGAAATCGACTGGTTTTTGAGCAATTTTTTCTCCATATCCGAAGTGGTAAAAATTTTTAACCAGCTCTTTTTTAAAGCGGATAAATGCTTTAACCATCACTTTTTTTGCAGGAAATTTAACCCATTCACCAAGATCATAACTATCAAGTAATGAGTAAACATTTCCGTATTTAGATTGATGATGTTTCTTAATTAATCCAACTTCCTCAAGCTCGTTCAAGCATCTAACGACCGTAGGCTTACTTTTCTTAGATAAACTCTCAAGCTGACGCAAAGAGAGCGCATCATATTCCTTTGCCCAACCACGTGTTTTGCGATTAATCAGTAAGTAGATCTTTACTGATGCATCGCTAAGCTTACCCATAGCCTCATCCACAAACGCATTAGCGACCATGAATGAATTGGGTATAAATTTACTCATGCTTCACCCACCTCTTCATTCACCTGAATGAAACGACCAAACATTAAAATTTTGCCAGCACGCAATAAACTCGAGATAATTTCACCGGCTTGATAAATAGTAATGCGGTGCTCCATCGTTAGAATTTCTATAAATTCATCCCGAGTCACTGCAGCATTTGATTCATCACGATTAATCTTGCGTAAGTTTGCACGGCGTACATTTAAAATTCCTTCTAGCGAATTCAATGCAGGTTCAAACCATGATTGCGTCCATTGGATCTGTTTATGCTCTGGAGCTTTTTGGAAGTGTTGATTTGTAGTCATGAAACCTCCGCTAATGCTTGTTCAGCATCTGTTAAACGACGATTGGCTTGGATTTCTATAGTTGTGGCTGGGCGAATCTCTTTTGATGCAACAATGATGTGGTGATTCTTTGATTTAATAGACCATAGTCGTTCTGTTGCTTTACCCTTCACTTCAAACAAATCATTTGAGTAAAAGGTTCGGCAAAGCTTGGAAAGAACCACCACATCACCTGGTAAAAAATCCACATCGAAACTTTTATGAGTAGGTAAATACTCATTTTCAGCTTTCTCAACAAATCCTTTACCCGTACTTGTAAACCCTGTCATTGAAGCAAAACAATCAATGCACATTTTTGGTTCTTTGATTTCACCGCCTTTGTATAAATTGTTTGATCCACAATCGATACAGGTCTGCGTTATGTTTACCTGCACCAGACAAGTCTTACACTGCTCGTCTTTAAATTCCGTGCATTTGCCAGCGCATGGATGTTTTGATATATTTGGGTTCTTCATTGTTTATCCTTGTGATGAATGAGCAGGAAAAGTCTGAGATGCAACCTCAGGCTTTTTTTGTGCCAATTGCTTTTTAAAAATCCTAAAAACATTTTTGAATACATTGGAGTTCATCGTTGTGTACGATGTATTCAATGTATACGTTTGTTTACGATCACTTTTATGCGAAAAATTAGACTCACCTAAAGCGATAAGGTTTTCAGCTATGAGTCTTTGTTTAATTGCTTCCCGAATCCAATCACTTCGATTTACACTATTATTTTCAATAACCTCGTTCCAATTTGAAGGAAGTCGTGTTGACGCCAAAACATCTAATTTTGGCTGCTCGATTACAACCGTTGTCATAAAGTTCTCCTATTGGTTTATATGTTCTTGTGTTGGTTTTGCTCTTAAATAATCAAAATCAGCATCAGGACAAAGATCATCACAACGCACTTGTCCTTGGCTTTCTCTATCAATAGCTATAGCAAGTGTTGCACTGCATTGTCTGACCCCACTTGCAACAAGCCTTAAATAGCCCAGACTTGTTATGCATCTGGTTGCAAAACTCTCTTTTGCCTGCTTTGTTGGTAAAGAATTGATGTAACTAGAAAGTGATTTTTTTGTAACCATCATTGCCAATCCTGTCGATAAATAATTTTATCTTTTTATATTATCTTTTGATAAATTTATTTGCAATAGGATAATTAGTATATTTAACTTTTGATTGTTATCATTTGATAATTAGTTAGCACATAAAAGTAATTGAAATGAATCTGAAAGAAATACGGCGAAGAAATCTACGAAACCTTATTGAAAAATTATCAGCAGATAAAATTTTTGATCGTAAAGAAGATTTTGCTGCAGCTGTTGATATCGATAAAACTTATTTATCACAAATGATTATGGATCCTACTCAAAAAGGTGCTCGTGGTGTAAGTGAAGCCAAAGCTAGACAAATTGAGAGTAAATTAAATCTTAGCCCTAATTACTTAGACACTTTAGACGACTCAAGTCCATTTGGAAAAAGCATCGTTGCTAATGGGGTAATAAGATCCTTAGCAGTAGATGAAGATGAAATGAATGAATATGTAATTCTTCCTATGTATGATGTGAAGGCTGCTTGTGGCCTAGGTTATACAAACGAAGAGGAATTAATTAAAGGTGGTTTAAGTTTTAAGCAAAGCTTTCTTAGAAAGATAGGTTTATCTCTAAATCATTTAGAAACGGGCATCTTAGATGGAGATGGTCAGAGCATGGAACCTACGATAAACCACTGTGATTCGGTACTTATTGATTTACGAGTTAATACTTTTGATCAAGTCATAAGTGGTAAAATTTATGCTTTTATTGCAAATAAGGAGTTAAGAATTAAACGTTTGTTTAAAACCATTAATGGTGGACTAAGAATAGTAAGTGATAATAATGATAAAACTACTTTTCCGGATGAAACATTACAACCTGAAGAACTCAACGCTATTCAAATTAAAGGTTGTGTAAAATGGAGATGTGGTGAGGTTTAATTTGATAAATTTCTTTACAAATAAGCTTGATAAATAATCAAGCTTTTTTATTGTCTTAATTTTCAATAATTTATCAAATAAGATAAATTATTTTATCTTTTGCTATTGTTATCAATAATATCTTTTGATAAATTCACCTCGTAGACAGCAAAAAGCCCCGATCAATTACCACACCGAACAGGGCTTTATACAATTACGAGGCAATTATGAACACAAAACCAAATTCAATCAATCCCATTGTTACACATCGTGTACAGCCTATGGGATTTTTCAAAGTCGCTGCAATAAGTGGTTTAGTCACTGTTGGTGCTGTTAGTCTTGCGTACGACCAGAAAACGACTGAATACAAGCCACCAGTAGCCATCCCAAATGTTACACCCTCTACTTACACCGTTGATGCTTTAAAGCTTACCTCTGAAACCTCAGGGAAAGCAGTTATCAAACTTGATAGCTTCCTAGTTTTAGTCAGCTTTGATTTTGAATCTCATCCAGATAGTTACGGCGTACCTGGTTCTGAATTCACAGCCGTTGATATTACCAATTTGGCGGTTGAAAAAATTACAGATGTGAACGGTAACGATTGGAATGACTTCACCGACTACAACGATCACAGAAATATCAATCAGATGATTGTTGGTTACATCGAACGAAATAAACTTGTGGAGGCAAACTAATGACCTCTACTACTCAAAAGAAAACTGAATTTATCAGCAATGAAAATGGCGAATTCCGCATGCGTATCTATTCATACGAATACATCCAAAAAGATGGCGAAATTTATCGAGTAAGTAAATCTGGCTATTTGTTTCTTATCGAATTTGCTGAGCACATAGAAAAGCCTTGGATTCGCATTAGCTTTGAACGTGAACGTAAATTTCAAAAGCGTAAAGCATTGGCTATTGGACTTCAAAATTCAAATATCCCCTCTTATGAACGTCGTGCGTTTAAAAAACGTATGGGCTGGGTTGGAGCATAATCATGACAAATTCGAATAATACAAATATGGATCTTTGGAATTCTTTATGCATAACAGATCCAAAGAAAGTTAAGCCGATTACAGGTAAATCTTATAAAGGTTCATCACCTCAACCTTATTGGTTAGTACAACGTGCTACAGAAACTTTTGGTCCTTGTGGTCAAGGTTGGGGAATTGAAATAGTTCAACAAGGTTTTCAGCAATGTAATACCGAAACAATGATGCATTATGCGACAGTCCGTGTTTGGTATATGCAAGACGGTAAAAAGTGTTCAGTAGAACACATGGGCGGAACAATGGCTATGTATAAAACCAGTACAGGTAAAATGATTTACGACGAGGATGCCCCTAAAAAATCAGTCACAGATGCAATGGTTAAGGCACTTAGTTTTATTGGTTTTGCTGGCGATATTTTCTCAGGCATTTGGGATGACTGGAAATATCAGGAAATGGCTGCAGCTCATTACAATGAACAAAAACAACAGCCCTCTCAAAATCAAAATAATCAACAAAACTCTAGGCAGACTCAACAACCTAATAGCAATCAAAACAACCAAACTAATGGTCAGCAACAAAAACCATTGGCTCAGCGTTTTAACGATGCACTTTTAGCTATAAAAGATGCGAAGAAGCCTCAGACGTTAGACAAAGCAATTAACACATTCAAAGGTACTCAATATGAGATTGGTATTTCGAATGCCTGTCGTGCACGAGCTGATCAAATGGGTTGGAATACAGCACCACCGATTAACCAAGTTCAACAACAAAATCAAATGCAGCACTGAGGAAAATAAAAAATGAATATTTTGAATGGAAATGAAGCATTTGCGGCTTTAATGGCTGGTAAAAATATTATGTGTCGCGCTGTTGGCGAATTGATGGACTTTGATGACTTAGATCAATTTCCTGCAACCGTGTTCGCAATGCCTGATTATGAGTTCTGTATCAAGATAGATGAGATATCAATAAATGGCTACACATTCTTAAAACCTTATTCATTGGAAGAACTTTCAGCAGGTCAAGACATTTTTTTACTTGGTAATACTGGGACCATTGTCAAAGGTCAATTTATTCCTGATTATGAAGAACTGGTATTAGCAGTAAAAAATGGATCTGTTCAACGTGATTTTGATAATGCTCAGAATCAAGCGAAAGCAATGCAAAGCTTACTTAGTATAAATAATGATTTGGTCTTAAAAGTTGTAGATTTTCATGAGTTCATGAAACCTGCAGCAAAATCCAAAAAAACTACACGTAAAAAATCCAATGATCCTCAGACTGAAAATTCAACGTCTGAGGTAAATGCTCATAAAAATGATCAGGAAAACATTACTGAAACAGCGCCTAAAATACGCCCTGCTTTTACAGTAGATGAAGTTGCTGAAATTGAATCAGATCCAACTTTAATAATTGAAAAATTTGCTGCGCAGATTGCAAGCTGTACGACTACAGAAGCTGTACTTTCATTACGCCCGGTGTTTTTTGCTAACGGAAATTTACAGCGTGAGCACACTCAACATTTATGTAAATTAACTGAAGATAAGTTACTCGAGTTAGATCCTGAACAATATTCGCCAAAAGTAATCAATGCTGATCATCAAATTTATATCGATGGTATTAATGCTTGTATTTCTGAGGAAGAAATTAACACCACCCTTTATGATTTGAATGATCAAGGTTTTAGCGAAGAACAAATTTCAGAAATTAATCTAACAAAAGTCTGCAAACTTGCTGAATTTCAGACAAAATTTCTTGAAAATATTCATGATAATCAATACAACCAGTTACTTACAGAACTACTGGAACGTGCTCAAAAATCTAACTCACCTGCTGAAGCGAATGCCTTGTATAAATACACAACTCAATGGTCTGAAGATCAGCGTAAACCATTGATCAATGCAATTCATAAACGATTAGCAGAATTAAGTCCTGATGCAGCGACTACAGCTGAGCCACCATCATTAATGGTGCAAATCCAAAGAGCGCCCGACCTAACAACTTTGGATGCATTAGAGATTGATGTTGCAAGCCGTCATCCAGACATTCAGCCAAAATTGATGGGTTTTGTCCGTGCACGTCGATATGAACTTGAAAATCCTAATTCAAAGGTAGTGCCGTAATGAAAAGACAAATTAAGGTGCATCCATTGATGAGTGAAGCATTTGTAATTTGGCTCACAAAAATTGGATATAGAGGTGTAACAGGAATTGAAGGGATTTCATTTTATTGCACTATTTCAAACAACTATTTCCCAAGAAATGTAATGATTTTTTCAAATGGTCGCATGAATAAACCTGCCATCAAACTGTTTGAAGAATTTAAAAAATATGACCCTTTTAATGAGGTGGCGTGATGGAAATTAAAAGTTTTGATATTGAAGGCTCTGTTGATGAAATTGCAGCACAGTTATTCAAGAAAATGATTGGACCTATCTTTGATCACCTAGCCCAAACAGATCCTGAGTTGGCTGTTGAATTTGGTTATAGCATTGCTGGTAATGGGATCGCTTGTTACATGAATAGTCCTAATGATGTATCAAAAGCGGAAAAGTTAATTATCGAATCTACACAATCTATGGCTGCTGATATTAAGCGCCATAGAAATAAAGTTTGCTAAACAGATTAAATAATTCGAGCAAAAATCTGCGCATTATCATCAAAAAATTAGGATTTTGCGCAGAAAAATGCACAAGTAATAATGAATTATAGAGGACTATTTTAAATGAGTAGATTATCAAAATTTGATCGAATGACTGCTGAAGAAAAGGCTCAGGAAGTTAATCGCTTTTGGAGTTCAAATGATGATGTTTGTTTTCCACCTGAGACAGTTGCCGCAGTCCTCGAAGTTTCACCATCTTGGCTACAGGCTAAACGTTGTTCAGGGGGCGGGATTCCATTCACTAAGATTAGTGAAAGAAAAATCCGATATATTAAAGCTGATATTGTAGATTACTATAACAAAAGAAAAGTTGATCACACATCAATGAATAGCGGTTGTTAAGACCGCTATTGTGTAGCCATAATGTAGCCTTTAAATCCAAAAATATTAGTTTTGTAGCCCTAAAGTGACAATGTAGCCTATATGTAGCCTAAATATACTCAGCTTAAAATTGCGTAATGTTGCATATAAAAGTATAGAATTAATTCACTAATTTTATTATGATTTTTGTATATTTTAATGTTGTATAATAAAGTATAAAATTGCACTTTTGGCGAATCTCCCTGAGAACTCATCGGGTTCAGGGTAACGACCATGCAGCGGCATCACCGGAGTACTTTTTTCTATTATAAAAATTTAATGTTTAAAATTCATTCTAGTTCTCTGACGAATCTCTTTATACTGTATCCTCTTAAAATTTTCATGTTTTGATTTATATGGTCATTTCGATTGTGTGATTCGCATAATCCTTACACTTATAACTCAACATCACATTAGGTTCTCAATTTAAGACCTGATACTTCATAAATACGTTCATTCAAACACAACACAGATCAACTTCATATTTTGACTTGAAAAACTTGATATTTTGCTAAAGCTTGATTGTGTCTATTTATGATTTAGCGCTTCATAGCAAAGATAGCCTGTTACACCACCACCCCCATCTTTCGGGTGCTGGATACCATCCATAACTGGAACTTTTTCAAAATCAAACGGTGAGACTCCAACGATACAGGAAACATTCACTCCAAACTGCTTAGGATTGGAGCGACGTTGATGAAAAGTATAAATTCCACAAACTGAACAAAAATAATGTGCTGCTTGTTTTGTGTTAAATCTATACTCTGTTAATTTATTATGACCCTCATAAACATTTATTCCTGAAAGTGGAGCAGACACGGCTACAGCTCCCCTCATACGACAAAATGAACAATTACAACGTCGTATTGTCTCAAAATTATCTGACAACTCTACGGTGAATTTCACTGCCCCACAGTGGCATTGCGCATTTAAAGTCATATTCAT